GAGCAACATCTTAAAGACAAACAGAACTATGTCTTAACTAAAGAACTTCGTGCAGAGTTAGAAACAGCAGTAAACAACTTAGAAGTAATGCCGTCAATGTCTTCGCTAGTGATATTCAACAGCTCCAACAAGGTTATCTCATCAAGCTCTGTAAGTCGCTCTTTAATCTCGTGCAGTAGTAGAGGCATCTTTTTCCTTCTTGATGAGGTATTCTAAATAGTGTTTAGCTTTTTCTAAATCTTCAACACCGTTCTTATATGGGTATCGTAACAGATATTTCAATACATTACCAGCCCAGAAGTTTAATTCCCATTCTTCAATGATGTCCCAAGGCTGTATGGCTTTGCGGTAGTGATTACCACCTACTTGCTTAGACATAACATCGCCTTGGTCTTCAGAACCTTGAGCGTAAGCTTTGTAAGCATCGGCTAAGGTTTTCGGAGCAGGGTCACTATTATAACACACATTTGGCATTGCCACAGGGGATGAATACATATTATGGTCTCCGCTCATCATAGTCCTTTGATTTTAATACCTTTTTTAACCGCTGTAGTCCCTTGACTCCACGAACCACAATCCTTGCATTGGTATCTTTGGTATGTACCTGTTGCTGCCAAAGCAAATCCACGCTTCTGTATCTTCGTCGAAGCACAGCTTGGGCATACATGATTGTCCGTATTAAGATTGCGATTTGGAAGCGATTTAATCCAAGGAAGAAGCTTATAGTAAAGCTTTTCCAACAAGATGACATCCTGGATGTTGTACTTTTCCATACGACTCCAAGCTGCGTTATCTTTGTCCATACACTTGAGCCAAAGTTCAAATCCTTCATGGTCTACTTTCTTTCCTAATCCTAGTTGCTGTGAGACATAATCTAGCTTGTTAGAAGTAAACCTAAAGTTGCTCCTAACAGTACGCAGTAAATCAATTTTCTTAGCAGGAGATGGTGGATTAAGATTATGAAGTAAGAATTCCTTGTTGAGAATAGGTAAGTCGAACTTATTGCCATTGTAAGTAACAACACCGTCTGCTTCGTTGAGAAGTCCATGAATACCTTTCAACATCTTCTTACGAGATGATTTGTGGATTGAGTCAAACACAACTTCTTTATCACCGAGCCACTTAGCACAGTAACAAAGAACTTGAGATGAATCTATCATTTGATTGATGCCGATGTTCTGGTCGTATAAACCCCAGACATACGCTGAGTTAGGACTTGTTTCAATGTCTAGTAAAAGTATCTTCATTTAGTTTTCTTCTTCCAGTCAAATACAAACCAAGGACCTACAACTTCTAGGGCATCAACGACCTTCTGGAACTGTTCTAAATCTTCCTGTCCCCAATTCTTTTCTTTGATGTCTTTCTTTAGTGCCTTTGCTGTACCGATTAGACGAGCTGCAACAATCTCATCGCAAAAGTCATTATCAACATCTAGTTTAACTTCCATCTCTCATTCCTCCTACGATTTTTAACAACACATCAACTTGCTTCTTCAAGTATTCGTTCTCAGATTCAAGTCGCTCATTGCGTTCTCTCATGTAACGAGCTTCTACTTCTAGCGTCGAGACAATGTGGTTTAGTTCTTCTTGAATGTCTTTAGCGTGTCGCATCTTATCCTGCCATCAAATCAAATAATACTTCAGCGTCAATCACCGCTAATGGTGCTCTGCCGTTCTGTTTAATAATTACGATTGGTTCGTATGTGCCGTGTGTCTTAGCCTGGTCGTAGTAGTTGTACACCGCTATCTTAGCTAAAGACTTGCACTCGAATACTGCTGGAATAGCTTCCTTAGCTGCTTGAGACATCACGACATCTTCGCCATGAGAACCCATAGGACAGCTTCTAAGGTCAAGCTCTGTTAACTGTGGATACCTTTCTAACAGTTGCTTTACGACCCACTTTTGCAGGTTTCGTCCCTTTGCCTTGGCTGATTGTGTCTTCACGAGCTAATACCTTTCTGTTTTTAATCCATGCTTTAGGAATGTGCATTCTTGCGTTGGTTTGGTCAACAGACCATGTAGAAGCTAAACAGAGTGCTTCATCTGTTTCGTCAACTAAGTAACCTACAGTGATGCAATGGTGAATCTCTGCCTTTGTCTTACCTTCCCAACCGACATCAGCAACAGCATCAATCCACGACACCTGAATTATCTTTGGGGTGGCTGCCATACATCTCCTTCTTTTCTTTGTAGATACAGCAATTGTCCGTTCTCTAACACTCGTGCAGCTGCTCTGTTAAAAGCTTCCATGCCAATGTCTTCTAATTCAAACTTGTTATCAACACCTATAGATAACTCATTGTAAATGTGTTCGACATACGCATCGTATACTGCATCGTACAGTTCTTCAACAGTTGTGCAGTCCTTGAGTATCTTAGCACCTTTAGCAGGACCGATACCTTTAAGACCTTGAATGTTGTCGACTCTGTCGCCAGTAAGAATTTGTAGGTAGAAGCTGTGCCAACCAGCGAATTCAGAGACATAATACTTCTCTTTCTTTCGATAGTTGTAATGATGCCCTCGGAACTGATTAAGGTCTTTGTCGATGTGAACCATGATTGATTCATCTTCATCGAGAGCGTAAGCAGCAATACCGACAGCATCGTCAGCTTCTATACCTTCTGTGACTACAAACTCCCAGTCGCTAACTAAGTAGTCTCTGAGAGCTTGTAAGTGTACAGGTTTCTCCTGTGGTCGAGTTCCTTTGTATGGGACTGTGACTGCGATGTCGTTGCGGAAGTTACCCTTTCCAGTAAGGAATCCCTTATAGTCATCACACTCTAAATCCATGCAAAGCTCTACTACAGTAGCTTCTAACCTGGACACCGCCAACGCTTCGTCTACATCGTTGCTAGAAAAGCCAACGGCATAGCACAAAGAGTCAGCGTCGATTAAAGCAGTTATCACAGGATGTCGTCATCCATGTCGGCTGTTGCTACACCTTCAGGGTTGTATTCCTTTAGGTCAGTAATAACAATCTTCATCAATGATGGACTGATACCCTTCTTGTTCATGAACTTCCACTCGTAAGCAGAAACCATTGCGGTTGCTTTAGAGTTGTTAGCCACGATTGCAGTGATGTGATTACCTGAAGTGTCTTGTGGACGAATAGGATTCACAGACTTGCAAGTGATGTAACGACCTTGCTCAGGCTTCTTAGGGTTGCTGTTAACAGCGATGCCCATTGCTTCCAATGCTGCTACTGCGTCATCAGACAAGTTGCAAAGGTCTACTTGGTACTTTTGGCTAAGGTCATTAACCTTGTCAAAGTAAGCCCAGAAGATATCGGCTTTTAGTTTAACTGGTGTACTCATTTATTACTCCTTTAAAAATGTTGCTGTTACTGATTATAGTGGGTTGTCAACTATTGTCAATCCACATTGTGAAATAGTTAGTGAATCTTTCGTGGTACACCTTCTTCGTATTCATCAAGACCTTCTAGTGTTCCGTCTTCTAAGTCTTGGACACAGTCTATAAGTAATTGAAAAGACTCATCTAAACTCATTGATGTCTCAATAGAATAGGTGTTGTCGGTAAAGGCACGAAGAACAACCATGCCGTATAGGTTTTCGTCTAAGTCTTTATCATCATCCATTAGTGGGTATCCTTCCAAGTTAAGCCTGTCCGATATTCGCCAGATAAAGGACAACGCATTTTTAAAACCTTACCTGCTTCTTCAATAGCCCATACACCATATTGACCTACCAAATCAGCAGTCGCTTCTTTTGTTTCAATCTGCCATTCATCATGCACATTAGCACAGAACTTGTGTTCTATCTTCTCTCGCTTTAAGCGGTTAGACAACAACACCAGAGCTTGCTTCATGACGATTGCACCAGCACCCTGCAAAAGCGTGTTGAGCGACGAGTGTTCGGAGCGAACCAATAACTTGCGTCCGTCAAGACCTGGAAGCCAGCCTTTCTGAGAGTAGATGCGACTAACTTTTTCACGAAGTGCTTTGAGTTTCGGTGTGTTGCGTAGAAAACTAGTAATGAGGTTTTGTCCTTCTTTCGCACCACCTCCAACAATCTGCCCGATTTTGGGACTTCCTGCACCATAGAGGAATGCATAGATAAATGTCTTAGCTTGATTCCTCGTCTCAAGTCCTGCAGCCTTCTGGTTCGCTGTGTGTATATCGCCTGATACAACTTCACTTGTATATGCATCGTCGTTCATATAGTGAGCCAACATTCTCAACTCCAATCCTGAAGCATCAATGCCAACCAATCTATTGCCTTTCTCTACTGTCCATAAGTTTCTACACTCAGGTCCGTATACAGCACCGCTGTTAGGAATCTGTGCCATGTTAGGACTCATGTGCGTCATACGACCAGTCACTGCACCGTTTGTGATAACACGACCATGAACCCTACCGTCTGATTCTACGGCTGATAACCAAGACTCAATCTGAGCTATTCGCTTCTGAAGCATCAAGTATTCTGCGATGGCTTTCGCTTCGGGGATGTCGATGCCTTCGAGCGTGGTTTCGTCGACGATGACGCTGCCTTTTTCGGTGTGCTTCTTGGGCTTCCAACCTTTTTCTTGGAGACGCTCTGCGATTTGCTGACGGCTGCCTGGGTTGAAGGGTGTGACGATGTCTGGGAGGGCTTTTCCTGTTTTCTTATGAGTTCTTCCACTTTCAACTCTGGGAGGAAAAATTGACTCCATTTCAACTTTGATAGCTTCCAACTTAGCCTTAAGACTACATAGAAGTTCCGTAGCTCCTCTTTCATCGAGCTTAAAACCGTTTCGTTCTTGTTCCGCAATGATGATTGCGACTTGGTGTTCGAGCTCTTTGCTCTTTTCTGAGAAGTCATCTTTCATTTCCCTTTCTAGGTGTTGATAAAGTTTAGCTGTTACTAAGGTGTCCTGAATACAATACTGCAACATCTCATCTGTTAAGCCACCGTCAAAGTCTGTGAAGTCTCCTTTAGGAAACCCCAGTCTTTGTCCCCAAGCAGCAAGGCTGTGTCCGTCTTCTAGTGATGGGTTATACAATCTAGACAATACCAATGTGTCAATGACCTGTGACTTCTTAACTGTGATGTTCCACACTTTCTTCAACACAGGGAAGTCAAAGAAGATTCCATTGTGTGCAATGATTTTCTCAACTGAATCTAAGTAAGGCTGTAAGCTGTTAGGCTGTGTGAATGTAGACACAATGTCAGTATCTAAATCACGACAAACAACACACCATATCTTATCGTGTGCTGAGTTGGTTTCAATGTCAAGGATTATACGCATTAGATTAGTGTAACCAAGTCTGTTAACTTAATCAAGTATAACTTTGATGTCATGTCATCGCCACCATTTACCACTCTTGGATTATTTGCTTTAATATAGGCTCTAAGGGTTCGTACAGGAAGAAGTAGACTACAAACAATAGTATCACCCATAGCAAGGTTGTGTAGCCAATAATCAGCTTCCGTTGTAATGATGCCAGAGGGTTTGCCTCGTGAAGAAAACTCGATGACGATGTTGCCTGTCGTCTTCCACTTGTCTTTCTCTGTTTTAACTTCAATCTTACTTTGTCCGAGAATCTCTGCAACTTTGTGTTCAAACACTTGTCCATAAGCTAAGTCCAAATCAAATCGTTTATCATTGTTCATAAGCATAGTTTAACTAAGCCTCCTAGATACATTAACACAGCGACTGCTTCAACAACAAACAAAGCATAGTCTCGCTGTTGCACACCTGACCAAGCCCACAGACCGCTACCGACTAAACCAAACCACAGGTTCAATGGGTAAATGTTCAGACTGGTCAATGCTATACCAATCAGACACAAGCCTGTGCCTGTCCATTTCATTTCTTCTTCACTACTTTCTTAATCTTTAAGTCTTTTTTTTGTTATATAATAAATTGTGAAAATCAAAATTCTGAAAATCTGAGTAAGGGTCCCCCCTGCAATTTTTTTTTGAGTAAGGGTCCCCCCTGTAATTAAAAAACACAAAACTCAAATTTTAGAATATTAAGGAAATTTTTTTCTCAACTAATATTATAAATGGCTTTCATGAAATCCGTTAAAAAATACGCCAAAAAGCAAGGTAAGCGCGCTTACAAATATGCAAAAAAACGTTATGTTAAGAGAGGTGCTCCTAATATGAAAAACATAATTGCAGATGTTAAAATGCTTAAACATTTAGTTAATGTAGAAAAAAAAAGATATGACATATCTATCTCTAATACTGCTCCTGTTTCGTTAACCTTTTCTGCAGCTGAAGGCTATTATGCTGCTATTGTCCAACCTACTCCTATAGAAGGTGCTGGTAATAATGAAAGAATTGGAAATTCTATCAAATTAGTTAGTGCTATGATGAACTTAAGATTTTCTCAACAAGCAAATACCGTTAATCCTGTTCATGTTAAATTTTGGTTGGTATGTAAACCAGATAATGCTACTGGTGTAACTGCAACTGCAGCCATCAACCATTTTCTAGAACCTAATCCTTTTTCTACTAAACGTGATTATCATTCTAACAGAGATCCTGAATATTTCCAATCTTACAAAGTTATTACTTCTGGTGTAGTTGTATTAAAGACAGATCAAATCACCGGCTCAACTGGTGTAATTCAACGCAAAGTGCCTCTAAAATTAAATCACCATTTAAAATTTAATACAGACAGTACAACTATCACAACTAGAAATCAAATGTATTTATTTGCTGTTGCTAGTGAAGGTGATCAATCAAACGGTACAGGTGCTTTTATCCAATATAATATCCGCTGGTATTACACAGACAATTAAAAAATAATATTAAACATAATCTAATATTATTCCTACCTAGACCCCGCGGTCATGAGCGGGTCTGACCCCCAAACCGTCCGCGTCATCCTGCGCCCGTAGGTAAGCAGGATAGCGTTGGCCGTCTTGAGCGCTTGTCGCTAGGCCATAGGTTGGGGGCTAGACTAAAATATTTCTTGTATGCACCATCTATCGTTAGACATTTTTTCTATCTCGGGGGGTTCGTTAGCAAAGCATATCACATGTGGTGAATTAAATAATTTATGCTTACTTTCATACTTAGGTGAATACACTACCCCGTTCTTAATGCTCTCAATACTTTTATAAGAAACTTTATTTCCGTTATCTCTTGGGATATCAAACAAACCTAAATTAGTTTTATCCATGTCAGCTTCCATTATGCTATA